AGGATTAACAAAAAGAGGTGACTTGTGGGTGCTTTTGAAAGAGTATCAGCAAGAAAGAAGTGTCCTATTTGTGGCACTGGTGATTGGTGCCTTGTTGCTGTTGATGGCAGCGCCGCAATTTGCCCAAGGACAGAAAAGGGAAGCGCCAAGTACATCGATGGAAGCGGGTACTTGCACGTGCTAGACAACAGCAAGTCTGCTGGCGGCAATTACGCGTCAGACAAAGCGGTACAATCGTACCGTTCTGAATTGCCATTGCACAATTCTGTTCAAGCTGAGTTGATGAAAAACATGATGCTCAAAAGCTCGGACAAGATGCTGGTGTCTTTGATTGAAAACCTGGAAATCAGCGAAGAAGCTTGGTTGAGGCTGTGGATTGGATACAGCAAGACCAAAAGGGGTTATTGCTTTCCGATGTTTCGTAAGGGCTACCAATTGGTGGGCATACGCGTTCGGCAATCTGCTGGCAAGAAGTTTGCATTTACCGGGAGTCGTGAGGGTTTGTTTATTCCCAAGGGGTTTGATTCCGATAAGCGGCCCGTCATTGTGTGTGAAGGGCCTACTGACACCGCAGCTTGTTTAGATTTTGACTTTCGCACTGTGGGAAGGCCCTCTTGTCTTGGTGGTCAAAAGCTATTGGTTGAGCTTCTTCAATCTGAACACGTGTGCATATTGGCGGATTCAGACGGCCCAGGACAAACTGGTGCGCAAAAACTTGCAGAGGCCTTGCAGGGAAAGTCGAAAAGTGTTTCAGTTGCAACGCCGCCAGCAAAGGATCTTCGAGAATGGAAGTATCAAGGGTGTCAAAGAATCGATGTTCTCAACCTGATACGTGGCGCTGCTACCTCCCCGGATACGATTTAGTAAACCCAAACAAGCTTATGCGCATGCATTGGGCGGTAAGAAAAAAGGCGTACAAAAACCTGTTGCACATGATTGTGGCTTACGGAGACAAGCCGCTGCCAAAGTTTGAAAATCAGGTTGATATTAAAGTCACAAGGTTGTGGGGCAAAAGGAAAAGGGCTTTTGACATTGACAATTTGTACGGTGGTTGCAAATTCATATTGGATGCATTAAAAGACAAGGGTGGTTTGGGCGTGATACAAGATGACAGTCCAAGGCACGCAACACTGAAAGTGGAACAAAGGAAATGTGAAAAAGATTCGGTTGGTGGGGTTGAGATTTTTGTGAAAGAGTCTGACAATTAAAACATGCTCGTTGCTGGCGCGAGATCAAGTCTCAGGACAGCCAGTAAGCCTTAGCGCGGCTCGGTAGCGCTTTATTGGAGAACGGCAAAGTCGGCGCACCGACACACTGCTTTGCCCGCTCAGTCCGCGTTCTCCCAGGCAGGGTGAAATCGTGCGATGCCTAAACACGCACGGCGGCTCGTCAAGCTAATTTCGACGGGTAGTGAGAAGCACCGGCCCCGCAAGGGGTCGGTCTGTCAACTTTTTCTCAAGGTAGTAATTTTCGGTTGGGATAAAATGCAAACTGCCGATATGCTCTATGTCTCAACTTGAATCTATTTGAGCATTTGCATGCCTTCTGTTGACAAAAAAACCGACCCCTGGCAGATGATACAGACCTTTGTTTTGGTGGCTACTGCTGCGGGGTTGTTTGTGACTATCGGCAGAAAAGATCATTTTGTGGAAATGAACGGCGTTCATATTGGTGAGTTGAGAGACATAACTCAAGATCTCGTCAAATCACAAGTTCTTTCTGAAGCTAATGATTCCACACACGCCTTTTTTTTAGAAGAGCTTAAAAACAGAATTCAACGCCTTGAAGACCGGGGTGATTGAAAATGGAAGCTCATTTAGTTTCAATTGGGCTGAGCATTGCTGGCCCTGCAATCCTGGGCATATTTGGGTTTTTGTGGCGCGTAAACACCAAGCTCACTGCTATCGAGCATCGCATTGAAGCCCACGAAAACCGAATCTCTGCAAACGCAAACAAGCTTACAAAGCATTTTGAAAAAGCTTTTACAATACGAAAAGACGTTAGATGAAAACCTTGCGTTTTTTTATGCTTGTAAGCTTTGTTTTTATTGGCCTTGCAGGATGTCAAACTGCGCCTTTAGATTTTTCGTCGGGAAAAGCAGTCGGCATTTTGCAGGGAGCGAAAGACACAACGGAGACGTTGACTGTCTTAAGCGGCATAGGGGGGCTGTGCCTGATTGCGGGAATGGTCTTGCTAGTAATCAGCAGGGGCCAGAGGGGCTGGTATCCAATTATTGGCGGCATAATTTTGGTAGTCTTAAACTACGGAATTGCAAGATATTCGCATTTCCTTTTTGCACCTGCCCTGGTTTTTACTGGAATGATCAGCGCAGCTTGGACCTACAAAACTATCAAACAAATTGTCTTGGAGAAAAAATCAAAATGATTACCATTGCATCTATCTCTAGCTTTTTTGGAACTGTTTGGTTTATGGCTCTTTTGTGCGTAGCCTCTTTTGGTGCTGGAGTCGTGTTTAAAGATCAATTCCTCAAGATCATCACTGGTGGTCGCTGGCAGAAATAAACAAATGCTTGGATTACTTGCAACTTTTGGTTTGTCGTGTTTGGTTTTCAACAACCATCATTCAGACGATTGGTCTATTGAATACGACATTACAGTTGAAGGTCCAAGAGTGGTCTATGAAGGCACTGCCAGACTGCACCTAGATCAAAGCGACCCGTTAGCGTGCATGGAATATCAGTTTGATGTTCCAGAAAACTACCGCTTGTGCGGTCCTGCTATTTCAAGTAATCCTGGCGAGCCCATGTTGGCTTTCGACTCGTACGAGCACGAAGGCAAAACACTCCAAATTTCGTGGTGTAGATTTTTAAGTCATTACCACTTGTTTCCAGTAAGCGTGCCACGACATTTTGTTTTTTTTGTCATGCGTACTGAATTTGGCCCCGATGATGTTCTAAAGCTGTTAAGCGACTGGGACATGGAAAATAGTCCCTGGGATTTAAATAATGATGGAATTGTCAATGGACCAGACCTGACAATTCTTTTGGGCGGTTGGAAAAACAATGAGGGAACGTCGTAAAGCTAAGATTGCAGCGATATCTTGCACGCACTCTCCCTTTACGCCACCAGAAACGCATGCTTGGTTATTGGACCAACTTGCCGACATCCCCGATTTGACACATTTTGGTCATCTTGGGGATGTTTTTGAAGCAGGGGCTGCCAGTGTTCATGCCAATGAATTTGAGCATTCGCTGTGCGACGAATATGAGCACGCCAGCAATCTCCTCAAATCAATAAGAGATGTGCTGCCCAAAGATTGCATACGGTGGATTAACACCGGCAACCACGATGACAACATCCAAACACAAGACCCCAGGCGAATTCCGAAATCGCTTCGTGGGCTTGTTGACTGGAAATCGCATCCTGAATTTGGCAAAGAATTTAACAACTGGTATTGGGTCCCATACGAAAAAACCAAAAGGGGGGTTTACAGGGTCGGCCAATGTCATTTCTACCACGGATTCGATTCCGCTCAAAATTCTGACGAACTTGAGGGATTGCAAATATTGGGTGCGTGTGGATGGGTGCCCTTTAGTTTGACCGTGCGAGGCCATACGCACAGGCCAGTAGACCCGACGCAATCGCGAAGAACAGCCAAGATACCTCTGCCATTTTGGTACTCCAATGTTGGAACGTGCGGCCCATTAAGGCCAGATTACATGAAAAGAAAAGACACCAGCCAATGGGGTACTGCCCTGGCTATCGTAGAATGTTATTGGGATAGACCTTCTCGGCTAAATGGCCGATGTTGGGAAGCAGAACTTGTGAGGATGTCATAAATGCTCTCTGCCGCAGAAAAAATGAAGGCTGAAGTCCAGAAACATTCGATTTATTGGATGACGGAATTCGAATTAGACAAATGGCAAGTAGCAGGAGTTTTGTTTGACATAGCCATGGACCTGCTTATGGTCGTAGAAATTGACGAACTCGAAGATGAAGAATAAAATTCTTAAGGAGAATTAAAATGCCATATGGCAAAGGAACTTACGGCAAACAGGTTGGTCGGCCTAAAAAGAAAAAGAAGAAGGCTGCTGCATCTTCTAAAAAGCAACCAAAGAAACGGTAGGAACTGACATGGCACGAGGTTCAGGAACAAGGCGTCCTTCAAAATCGTCGAAACAGCGCAAGGGCAGTAAGGCTTCTTCTCGCAAGGGAACGCCACGCTCGGCCATGGCCAGCGCGAAGCAGAACCCTAAACGAAGAAGGTAAACCATGTACAACACTGGTTTTCATTGGCTTGCCAGCACAGATCTTTCAAGTGTTTCTGCTACCGTGTACGGTTCAGGCGCTTCGTGGCTTACGTCAGCCCGCCTCGAAGCAGACCTCGCAGCTAATCAAGTAGCTGTTTTGGATGTTGAAGGCGCCAAAAACATTGCAATTTGCCCGTTTGCCTCTTCTGTTACGGCAGATTCAGGAGGCAGCGGCACAACGTCTGCTCTTATTAGAATTTATGGAGCCATCGGTTTTGGCGAAACCACACAATCAACTTGGGACAGCAATCCCATTTTGGTCAGCGCCCTGGTCGATGTAACTATTGGATCTACAAGCAGCGGGGCTGTTACTGCAATTACAAACCAGTTGTATGACACTGGAGGCGCGACACAACTTGCGCTTACTAACCCCGCAACGGGATCTACATACACTGAATATGTGGCTTCGGGTACTGGCGTAGCGCAAAAAGGCCAATTGTGGACACAAGCTGTTACTTATGCAGTTTCGGATAACACAGCAGTTGTTACTGATTATGACATTCCTGCAGCAAGTGGAGTTGCAGGGATTACTACAATTGGTGACATTCAAATGTTCCAGAAGCTTTTGTTTACAATGAACATGGGTAGCCTTGATGCGTGTTCAGCAAACGCGCTTGTTGCTCGCCTTTATTAAGGGGCTTTATGTACAACACTGGTTTCCATTGGCTTGCTGGCGACGTAGACATGGTTTCCAACGGCACGTATGTTGGTGGCGCTGCTGCATCGTGGGTGACAAAGGAACGCCTTGACGCTGATGTTGCAGCAAACAAAATAGCTATATGGGACGTACAGGGAGCAAAGCGGGCAGTTATTGCCCCCCTTCTTGGCAATTACGCTGACGGAGAAGGCAGTGGTGGCACTTGGTCCAGCATTGATGTGTACGGCGTTATGCAGCAAGGTTTGCCTGGGCAAACAAACACAAGGACCGAACGATGTTTGGTCCATTTGATGTATTTTCGTGCAGCTAGAGTAAGTAGCGGAAACGCTACGGGGACAGGGCAGAACACAACAGATGTTGACGGACTTACAAACATTGTGTTTACACACCCAGTAACAAACTCTCCTTATCAAACAGCGTTTACTCGCGGCGGACTGACTGTAGAAGAAGAAGCTGAAAAATTCCAAGTCATTGAAATTGAATATCCGGGTCCGGGCGACATTGCTGGGCCTGACGATATTGATTTTCAAACGGACGCTCAAGGCGATGCGTCTGTGCATGACGGAACATCTTTGACCACAATTACTGGTCTTGCCCCGTTTCAACAGTTGGTACTCAGTTTTGACGCTGGCTCTTTGGCCTGCAATGGCAACGCATTAATGGCAAGGTTGTATTGACATGGCAGTTGCAAAAACAGTTATTACGAGCGAGGTTTCTCATTTTCTTGGTTATGGCTATGAAGGGGCTGCAAGTGGGGCTCCTTCAGGCACGGTAAGTTTGATACAAAACATTACTGACCGGGCCTTGAAAGACTTTTTAATGCCCCCGCCAATGCCAGGTGAAAAGGTATCTCATATTTGGTCGTGGCTTCGTACCAACGGCGCTGTTTACTTGAACGATCCTTACACAGCGTCACACGCAAACAGCAAACTGGACGCTTCAAGTGGCCCCGTAGTTGTTAACGGCACCATAACCTTCAATTTTACTGGCGGCGGCGCAGTTCCTACTTGGGCTTTTAACAGCACAGATCAAAAAACCACTGTTGTTGAAGTTTCCGGCCTTGGCATTGCAGATGGCTGGCATATTCCTGCTGCTTTGACGGCAACCACCCTGACACTGGCCGCAGCAAACGCTGATCTTGATGTCTCAGCTAAAACCACAGGGGTGTCGTTTACTTTTCATCAAGTGTTTCATGATGCGGGTTCTAGCTTTAGTTCGTTTGATGGGTTTATGACCCACGACTTGAACACAAACAAGCCACACCTTGAGGTAATTCCCTGGAACACGATGATGGATATGTATTCAGCCAAGACTATTTCTTCGAACAGGCCGCAATACGTGGCTTACGACGAAAAACTTGGCAAGTTTATGTTCTATCCACCACCAAATTCCGACTACATACTGCGGTACGCTTATCTTAAAGACACTGCGCATTCTGACGGAACT